AGGTTTCATAGACACTGATGCGGTTGTTGATTATGCTGAAGATTTATACAATAACGATGTTAGTGATAGTCCCGAATCTTATTTTGATGAAGACCAAAGGATGTTGTCTAACGCTCAAGAAGAGAATATTGAAATTTTAAGAAGAAGAATTAGTAATATTGAAACTCAAGTAACCTACTTAGAGGGACTTATGGATGGTGAGAATGACGACCAACTCCAAGATAAAATTGACGAGTTAAATGAAGCTTCAACTGAATATGAATCAGAAATTGAAGAAATAGAAGAAAACCCTGATGGTGATTTTCCTGATGAATTAATTGAAGAAAAGGTCGATTCGTTATTAAGTGATGTTAGATACGACCCAGAATCTTTTATATCTGAATTTGGATTAGAATGGAATAATTTTATTGATAAAGATGAATTCATACAAGGAGTAATTGATGCTGATGGATATGGTCACACAATCAATAGTTATGATGGTAGCGCTGACGAAGTATATGTGAATGATGAGTTATTTTATGTAATGAGAATTGATTAATTGTTTCATTAACTATATAATTGATATATGGGTAGAAAGAAAAAAATATCGTTTAAACTAAATCCTGAATGGATGTTCAAGGAACCTTTGGATTTTGAGTACAACAAATATACATTGTTGGATTATTTACAAAAATGTGAAAAAGGTTTTGATAAGATGGAAGTATATCCTGACTTTGTTGAACTATCTCTTCATTTGGCTAATCTACAATCGATAGTAAAAGAAAATACATTACTTTTAACAAATAAGAAATTTGAATCTTGTGACGACGAAATCTTGGTTAAAGAATTAATTGCAAAAAAACCAAGAGAATTATCTAAAGAGGAGGAAAACGAACTAAGTGAGACTATTAAGTTCTCAGGTAGTAAGTTATTTGATGCATTCAATATGGCTAAAGCTATATGGAATATTGCCTATGATAGTGTTGATGTACAAATAAAGAAAAATAAAGCTGGATTAGTTTCAGGTTCAGGTTACATCTTCTACTATCAAAAAGATACCGAATCACTATTTGTGTGGGAGTATCAAATTAAAAAACCAAAAACCGATAATCAAAATAATAAAACTTATATTAATTTGATATACAACGGACCAGTTGACAAACTTACAATGACAAACATTATAGATACGTTCTCAACTTGGAATACAACCGATTTCTATCACAACCTACCAATCTTTGAGATGAAATGTTCTCAGAAATTACCTATGGAACAAACTATTATACCAATTATGAAAAGAAAAGTCATGGCGTATGTTTTCCAAGTGGTAAATTTTGAAAAGATTAATAATAACTTTGACTCTGAATTATAAGTTTCTTATAATTGTTTCATGGGATTCAATAAAAGATGGGTCAAACTCGATAGATGTATCAACGCTCTTAAAGAGGGTAACCTAAAACAATATTACGGTAAAAGTGACATGCTTTATTTCGAAGACGAACTTAGTCCGCTAATCTATGATTTACACTGTAAAGGTAAATCTGATGAAGAAATCCTTATAATAATCAACCAAAATTTAAACACGGAGGAAACAACCAATGAAGTGCATCAAAACAATTAAGAAAACCAACTCAAGAGAGATTGGAGAAGTTATCAGAATCGAAGAAAACGAGGCTGAAAATAAAGTAAAAACGGGTTATTGGGCATATTGTCCAAAAAGTGAGTGGAAATCTCTTACAAGAAGAGTTAAACCTGTTTCAAAAAAAGAAACTGAAGAAGTTTCAGAAGATAGACCATCAACTAAGAGAGGTAAGAAAAGTAATGAGAAATAACACATTTTTTGTATTAATGGGTTTAATGATGGTAGCGTTTGTTACATTGGTATTTTTGTTTACCGACAAACCATCTGTGAATAGAAGAATGGACCACGATAGAGTTAAGTATCTCAGAGATAGTCTTGAGATGGAGTACTATAAAAAACAGTTGGAGTCGTACCCATACGACCACAGCGAAATAAAAGACACCACAGTAATAAAGTAACAATGGTAAACGAAATGGTAAATCACCCCAACCATTATGGTGGGGAAAACAATCCATACGAAGTAATAAAAGTATGTGAAGCTTGGGGACTTGATAAAGACGCCTACATCTTCAACGTAGTTAAGTATGTTGCAAGAGCGGGGAAGAAAGACCAAGCAAAAGAATTAGAAGACCTTAAGAAGGCGGCTTTCTATTTGGACCGTAAGATTAAAAATTTAGAGTTATGATTTATTGGTTAACAGGACAACCTGGTGCTGGTAAGACTACCATTGCCAAAGAATTATGTAAACTTGGAGGAATGGTCACACCATCTCCATGGTTTAATGTTGACGGAGATGATATCAGAAACATCTTCGATAATAAAGATTACTCCGAACAAGGTAGAAGAAAGAATATAGAACTTGCGCAACAACTATCTCAATACCTTCACAGTAAGGATAATAATGTTGTAGTGTCATTAGTATCACCATATAAAGACCAACGAGAAGCATTCAAAGAAAAGATGGGAGATGACTTAGTTGAGGTTTATGTACATACAAGTGAGACAAGAGGTAGAGAAAACTTCTTTGTAGAAAACTACGAACCACCGACAGAAGATTTTATTAACATCTGTACGGATAATGTAAAAGTGGAAATCTGTGTTGACACAATAATAGCACACTCATTTTAATATGGAAAAAATACACATAGAGGGAGACCCTAAATTAAAGAATAATCCTGGTAAACAGTTCTCAATGTTTATCGGAAGATGGCAACCATGGCACGATGGACACAGGTGGTTGATTGACCAACGACTTGAACAAGGTAAGAATGTTCTAATTTGTATTAGAGACATTGAACCTAACGAACAGAATCCATTTACCGCACAAGAGGTACATGATAATATCACTATTAAATTGTTTAACTTAATCCATGAGGGAAGAGTTATTGTAATGGTAATACCTGATGTTGAATCGGTAAACTTCGGAAGAGGAGTTGGATATGATATCATAGAACATTTACCACCACAAGAGGTAAGTGATATCTCAGCCACTAAAATAAGAGAACAATTAAAACAAGAAGGTAAATTATAATGTTAGAAACAAATAGAATCATTCAAGGAGACTGTATTATTGAAATGGGGAAACTCCCTGAGTCTACTGTTGACTTGGTGGTTACTTCTCCACCGTACAATGTGGGTATCGATTATGATAGTCATGACGATAGAATGACAATGGAAGACTATTGGAAGTTTACTGAACAATGGTTATCCAAGGCATATCGTCTATTAAAGGATGACGGTAGGATTGCGGTTAACATTCCTTATGAAGTTAACGTTCAAGACAGAGGTGGTAGAATTCTATTTATGTCTGAGTTTTGGTCCATAATGAAAAAAGTCGGATTCCAATTCTACGGACTTGTAGACCTTGACGAGAACTCACCACACAGAAGTAAGACTACAGCATGGGGTTCATGGATGTCACCAAGTAGTCCTTACATATACAACCCTAAGGAGTGTGTTATATTAGCCTACAAGAAAGACCGAATCAAAAAAGTTAAAGGTGAACCACAATGGAAGGGAGAGTTGGTTGATTTAGAACAAGAAGACGGTACTATCAAACAGAAAATGATGTATCAGGAAGAAGATAAGAAAGAGTTCATGAGTTTGGTTTACGGACAGTGGGAGTACTTTGCAGATACAAGACAACAAACTAAAGCAACTTTCTCAATGGACATCCCAATGAAAGCAATTAAGATATTAACATATAGAAACGATGTGGTACTTGACCCGTTCGTTGGTAGTGGTACAAGTTTATGTGCAGCTGAGATAAGTGGAAGGAGATGGTTAGGGATAGAATTGAGTGAAAACTATACTAATGTTGCAAAAGAAAGAGTTCAGCACTTTGTAGATAAGAATCGACAAATTGAATTAGATTTATAATAAAAGGGTCATATGACCCTTTTTTTTGTTTCTACGAATATTTATTAAGAAAACTATAAATGGCTCAATTCGTAATCACCGAAGACCAATTAATATTAATCAAACAAAACCTTGTTGCTGAGAAAAAACAGAACAAAGGTAAAGTGATTAATGAAGCTTGGTATAATAACGTGATGGATATTGTTGGTATCGTTGACCCAACACCAATCACAGACACAATTAACGCAATTTCTTACTTTTCACAAGGAGACACACTATTTGGTGTTTTAAGTTTAGTTGCTGCAGTACCATTCTTTGTTGGAGATGCGGTGGCAAAACCTGTAATGGGTGCAATGAAAATTGGTTCAGCTGCGACAAAAGAATTAGATGTTGCGTTAAAACTTGCGAAGACAAATCCAAAGGCAGCTGCAGAAGCGATAAGTAGATTAGCTAAAGACCCAGGACCTGTTGGTAAATTCTTACAGAGCGCAGGAGGTTCAAGTGGATGGGCAAACAAGGTTAATGATTTTTTAAAAGAAATTCCTGTAGGGCCATTCAAAGGTATGAAGAACACTATTATGGATTACTTCACCTTATTAGGTAGAGCGGGGACTAAAAGTAAAGGTGTTAGTGGTTTGGCGAAATCACTTGAGGCGGATTTAAAAATGGGTAAAGCGGGTGTTAAAGATATTCAAGCATTAAAAGATTTAATTAAGACTGAGAAAGTTTTTGACGTTGCAGCATTAAGTAAGCCAGGTTTCTTAAGTCAAACATTCTTTGGAGGAATTCCAAGAATATTTAGAAGTCCTGAAGGTAGAAGATTAAAAATTATGATGCAACAAACTAAATGGTGGTTAGGTTTCTTAGATTACATTGGTATTGGAAACTGGGTTGGAGCCGAGGAAGTTGTTAAAAGATTAGGAGGAGAACAAGCGATGAATCAGGCGATGGAGAATTACCAAAAAACACCTGAGGCTCAACAATATTACAAAGAATCGTTTAAAGGTGAGGAGTCAATGGACCCAATATCATCAACAGCTGATAGTGTAAAACAAAGTATGTCGAGTGACAATGTTGCTGGTGACCCATTAGCAAAATTCTTCAGAGGGTTATTCACAGGACAACTTAACCCAATCCCTGGAATGTAAATTAATATAAAACAAATATAATGGCAAAGAAAATAATTAGACTAACGGAAACCGATTTAACTAATATTGTTAAACGAGTTATCAAGGAACAAAATCAAATGAGTGGACAAGATGTTTTCGAACTTCAAACAGCACTTAACGATTATTTTGAAATGAAAAATGTGAAGGTTAATGGAAAACTATACCAAATACCTGTTGACTCTAAATGGGGTCCAGGTACAATTAACGCACTTAAGATGTTCCAAAAAGCAGAGAAAGTCAATCCTGATGGAATTGCTGGGCCAGACACTTACAAAGCATTACATAAATTAGGATTAAACCAAGATATATTTGATAAGGTAATCAGTTGGTTCACAAAATAAAATCAATGAGAAGAATAATATCGGAAACAGGAATTAGAAATATCAACGCTTTAAAGAATAGATATCAAAAGGCGGAGATTTATTTTCACCAAGATTTAGATGGAGTAACAACCGCAATTGCAATGAAGAAATACCTTGAAGATAATGGTATTGATGTTGTAGGGGCTCACATTATTCAATATGGTGATAAAGAGTTTTCCGTTAAGAAGAACGATGCTGAAGGTGATGTGATGCCAGTCCTTGTTGACTTTGCTCACGGTAAACCAATGTTCGTGATTCATACTGACCACCACGACAAACAAGTTGGAGTTGAGAAAGGAACATCAAAACAATTTAGAGGGGCTCGTTCAAACGTAGAAACAATATCTCAAGTAGTCTCACCAAAAGATTTATTCCCATCATCTGATATATTATTAATTAATACTGTAGACTCCGCAGACTATGCGAAACATGACATTACACCACAAGAGGTTGTTAATTACATTTATAGAGTCGACAAAGATAACTCACTTCAAAAGAATAAAATGTTATTGGGGTTAGTTATTAATAAATTACTTTTGGCGTTTAAAAACAAACCTGGATTTTTAGAAGGGTTAGTTATGGATTCTGAACCATCATTAATGTCTATACTTAATAACATTAAAACTTGGATGACAAGAACAAACGCTGCCAAACCTGAAGATTTACAACAGAATGCACAAGATTATGCAGACAAAATGAAGGGGTACCCAACGGTATCTGACAATATTATTTTCCAATATGGTGGGGGTAGTATGTTTAAACCTGGGTCTTACGACAGATATACACCATTCAGAAATAATCCTGAAGCAGACTTTCTCATCATGGCGTGGCCGATGGGACTTGTTCAAGCTTCTTGTAATCCATTTAAAAAAGAAAGAGAACTTAAAGGTGTTAATCTTGGGGAAATAGCTCAAGAGGTTATCGGTAAGTGGAAAGACCAATTAAAGGAGAGAAAAATACCACTATCAACTATGAAGTGGGTTAGTGAAACAAGTGCAGGACCCGAGAGTGTTGGATTTACATTCAAAGACTTCGACGCACTTTATGGTGGTAAATTTATGTTTATGGATGGTGGTGAAGAAATCTTAGCCAAAATCGAGAACATGATGGAGAAACCATTTAAAGATTTAACTGAAGAAGAAATTTCTTTAATGGATAAAATCGGTATCAATGCTTGGGACCTTATCCAATCTAACTCAGGTGGACACAAATGTATTACTAATATCTCAGGACTTAATTATTTAGGTAGAGGTAAGAGACCACCACAAGGACAGTATAGATATGATTCTGAAAAAGATGATTCACCATCCGTTAAGTTCACAAAGATGATTGCAAACGAATTCCAAAAAGTGTTAAAAGAAAAAATTGAGGAATCTAAAAATTCAACCGAGGATTAAGAAAGGTCATAGGTAATACTATCACCAGCTTCGATATTAAGGATTTCACAAGAACCACCCTCAATTTCTAGTACGATATTACCATTCCCACAATAGGAAGGACAATCAAACTCATCATTACATGGAGGACAATTGTGATGTATATTAACAATCACATTGTTCTTTATGATAATAATATCTAAAGGTATTAAACAATTTTTCATCCAAAAACATTGTTTCTCACCACCCATTAAAAACAACAACCCATCGAATGTGTTGTCAAATGTCTTACCCATCATACCTACCGATTGGGATTCTCTATCAATTAATGTTTTGACTTTAAAGATATTTTGATTAATTTTGACCTTCATACTTAATAAATACTATGAAAAAGATTAAATCAATATTGAAAGAGATTTGGTTAGGGTTTAAATTTTCCGAAGAAAATAGACATAAATCTCAATGGGGGAAGTTTTAAACTTCATACTTAAAGAATATTATGGATAAAGTAAAAAATAGTTATATGATATATGGATTATAAAATTTTTGTTATTTCATTAAAAAGAAGACAGGATAGGAGGGAAAAAATTTCGGAATTATTCGAAAAAAACAATCTAAAGTTTTCTTTTTATGACGCAATTGATGGACGTGATTTAATTGTTACGGATGAGATTGAAGAATTATTTTTAAATAATGAGTTTGAAGAGTGGGGTATAATAAAAGAATGTATCTATGGTAATACCTTAACTCATCTAAAGCTATTGAAAGAATGTTCTGAGCAGAATTTACCGTATTTTATTTTTGAGGATGATGTTAAAATAAAGAAAGATATTAATTTTACGTTTGAGAGTATTGTTGAAAAAAAATTAGATGTTTTTTGGTTAATAGATTTAGAACCTTCGTCGTTAGCATACGTTGTTTGGCCTGAGGGTGCTAAAAAAATACATGATTGGGTAATGAATGTTGGAAAGGCGGATAAAGGAATGGATTGGAAATTATTAGAAATAAAAAACACTAATATCCTAAATTCTGATAAGATATGGGACGAATACTTTTATCAAGTACCTGGAGAAGATTCAGATATTGCCCCCAACGGTTATAATTTAATTCAAAATAAAATTTGATTTTTTAAAAATATTTTTTATCTTTGTAAAACATTTGGGGAATAAGGATATATTTATATAACTCGACCGAAAGGTCAACACCCCCAAAACTCACAATAAAAAAAGATTTGACAGAATGAGAATTCTTTCCTATCTTTGTGAAACAAATCCCATGAGTGTGGAGTTTGAGAAAACTTCTTAATCTTGTGGGATTTTTTATCAGACGTTCTTTAAAATAAAATATACCGTGGGATAGAGCAGTGGTAGCTCGGAAGGCTCATAACCTTTAGGTCGGTGGTTCGAATCCATCTCCCGCAACAACGTGAATTAAATTTCACAAAAAAAAGTTTTACAAACTATTTGATTAATTGAAAAGTTCTTCATATCTTTGTAAAACAATTGAGAAAGGTTGACCATAGGTTCGTAAAATCGAGGTTCCCTACTCAATAAAAACTCTCAGGTAAAACTGATTGTTTCTTTGACAAACAGACGAATTAGCCCGTCCTATTTAGAGTAGGGGGTCAACAAGATAGTTAGGTGATGCTATCAAGGAAGAATGAATTCGTTAAAATCATCAGTCAAAAAAAAGTTTCATAAAAATTTGATAGTCTCAAAACTTTCATCTACCTTTGTGAAACAAATGAAGGAGAGGGTTGAAATCCTACTTCGGTAAGGTCAACTACTCCTTCATTAATTTTGAATACGTTCTTTGAATATAAAGTATTTTCTTGAAATATGTTGATGATGAGACCCTCGGGTTGATTCTGAGATAGAGATAAAGAAATTGGGCGGTCTATAGTCCATAAAATAAACCATGAAAGTGGTATAAAGTGATTCACTCTCGATTAGGGTGGGTTGCGGTTTCCGAAAGGGAACTCGAGTAGACAGGCAGGACATCATTGAGTCTTAAGTACCGAGGGTAACACTATAGGGAAAGTGATTTGATGACCGAGCGATGTGGGTCGTTTGGTTGAGGTGGGAACACCAACAAGAGTAACCTGTAGAACTGTTGTGAGAAGTATGGTCATCCAACTATACAATTGCGGAGTTCAATATTAAAGTTGACTTAAAACCGAAAGGTAAGAGTTCGTACAGGTGGTGCTGTTGTTCTCCTTACTTCTCATCTACCAAGGTAGAAGTTATGTAGTTGACTTGAAATATGGAGGTCGGGAGACTTCAAAGTGTAGTTCAGTATCGTCTCGTTCAAAAGATGGGATGGCTGGTTGACGGACCGCTACATTTATCATCCACTATCAACCCCTATTGTTAAAATATGGATTCTAACAAATCAATTAAGAAACAAAGGAAAAGTGTTCGTCAGTCGTGATAGACAGGTCACTACTTAGTCATGAGTTGTTCATGGCCGTAACGGGTCCCAAGCCCAATACGATTGTTTTAAAAGTTCTCTAGTCCCGCAAGGATTAATTGGGGTGGCAACCTCGAAGAGTGATGATTAGAAACAGAGTATATTACGACTCAAGGATTGGTTAATCTAATTGACCGTGACTGAGAGGTACTTCTCAAAAGGAAGTGGAAATCGGAGGAAATAAATAATCTCCTGTAAAGTCTCTCATTGAAAGGTGTATTCTCAACCTGAATGCCACTAACCCTGACGTTTCTACGTCGGGGTTTTTTATTTGGCCAAGTCCCGAAAAAGTCGTATCTTTGTATCCTAAAACGATATTATATGTTTGATAAATTAATTGATTTTCTATTAAATCTAAAAGACGAATTAATTCCTGTTCGAATTATCAATGAATGGGAAGGAGGAATCCAAATGAGAGGTGGTAAATTTTTAAGAAATGTTGAGCCAGGGATTAGATTTAAAGTCCCATTCATTGACCACATATGGGTTGCGTATACTGTGGCACAAACAGTAGACCTGTTACCTCAAACACTAACTACCAAAGATGGTAAGAGTATTGTTTTAAAAGGTATTATACGTTATAAGGTTATTGACTGTAAGAAATACCTAATGACTGTAAACAGTGCGAAAGACGTGTTAGTAGATACTGTACAAGGAGTTATCCGAGAGATTATTGAGGACTATACTTGGGGTAGTGACATCGAGTTAAACGATTTGATTACTGAGAAATCAGCATCTGTCGTTGATGTGTGGGGGATTAAAGTTGAATCTGTCACATTAACTGACTTCGGAATTATCAGAACCTATCGACTTATGTCTGATTTAAAATTATAATTACAACATGACTGTAATTTGGGTTGCTGAAGACATTAATAAGGACGGAACGTTCAAACAAACCAAGGCAGAAGTACTATGTACTCTGTCTTGTTTGTTATTTATCAAACACTACCATCCTGATTTTAAAACTGTTTTCTTTGTAGACCAATACACCAAAAAATATTACAAACCATTCGGGTTCCTACATTTATTTGATGAAATAAATGATACATTATTAGACCAAGACTTAGGAGTTAATCGAACTGTCTATTGGGCTGCGGGTAAGATATTCGCTCAAAATTTATTTGACGGACCAACCCTTATGTTAGACTTAGATTTTAGAATGTTTAATGACGTATCTAAATTAGGGGTATTTGATTCAGATATAACTTGTTTATGGTTGGAAGACATAAGAAATGAGTTCTATATGTCCCCACAACTTGCAATGTCATATACCTATTTAGATTGGAAACTACCATGGGATTCTAACGCGTTCAATACTTCATTCTTATATCTAAAAAATGAGGAATTTAGAAAAAAATACTGTGAATTGGCGGTTCAGTATATGAAATCAAACTATAAAGTTATACCAAATAATTTAAGTAAGATTGAAAATAGTAAGTTTATGATGTTCGTTGAGCAATACATGTTAAGACAACTATCTAAAGAGTATAATCAAAAAGTCAACTTGTTGATTGATGACTTTTCTTATGATAACGACGGATTAACTAATTCAATTGGTGTGAATTTAAATAACTGCGGAGGTTATTTTTATCATTACGGTGACCATAAAAAACATATGGTAAATAAGAATCAGTTTTGTTTAGACGAAATTAATACTTGTGTTTACAAAACTAATGAAGTAATAAAAAATGAAGAAGGATTAAATATTTTCAACAAAATTAATAATATAGATATAAATGAAGGGTGTTTTTGTTAACTGGACTAAACCGTATCAAGAGAGAAGTCGATTAAGAGGTCATGCATTTAAAATGCAACGTGAACAGAAGTCG